TCGCACTATTGTGATTTAGGCGAAGATGTAGTATCCGCCGGTCTTGGTAAACACGACCACCGCATTACTATACTGAGAGTCAGTCTGGTAGACATATCCAAAAAAAGAAAACAGAGAAGGGTGAAACGAGACAAACTACGGGCAAGGAAGAGGGCACAGAATATAGGCGTTACAGCCGCATGAATAACTCATTTATCGATATCCCACTCATTTCCCGATAAGTGGGAAAGGGGCGTTTTTTCTGTAGGGAANTGCCCAAGACGCGCCCGAAGGGCGCTTGAAACCATCGGATTTGAGGGTTTTTACAGTGTATACTATACCAGTCTTGGAAAATATCATATATGATAACCTATATGATATCTATTTTTATTCAGCTTCTTTCATTCTTTTCGTCTTTATGAGTATACCTTCTCTTTGGGGTTTCTGATCAAACACTGTGGTCGCGTTGTATGTCTGTCTAGACAACCTCTGTTTCATATCTCCGACTCTCTCTTTGAACTTATTCAGTGCGTTCTCATAGTCCTCGTCGTTGTCGAAATCGTCTTCGTCGGGCGGGGAACCACACTCGGCGGTTAAGGATTCCACAAACCGCATCTTCATCGGCAACAAAACCTTGGTCATCTCATGTCCGATGTTCAAACCGGCCTTCTCGAAACCATCCATATATTTGACGAATTCGGCTTCTCCGCATAGTTGGCGTTGTTCATCCTTCTTTTTCTCCTTCACATACAAAACCCCGTTTTTGACGTCAGTAGTTTGAATGAATTTCTCTATCTGCGGCTTCTCTTCCATGCATTTCCAGAAAATGTCCATTATGCCCGACGCAAAATTGGTCTGGTCGGCTGCGATTTCCCTGTAATTGTTGTTGAAGAACTCGGAGCTGCGCTCGACAAACCGATCTGTGAAATCGTGGATCGACTCCGCGTTCTTGCATGTCTGTGTTAAATAGAAATTCAACGTGTTGTTGCTATTATTATGACTGTTCGTATGTGTGTCTCCAGACGCAGGTAAGGCCTTGATTACATTGATAAGCGCTCCTTGGTGACTCGCCGTCATCTTTTCTTGGTTTTCTATTAAGAGTTTTATGTTATTATTTTGACTTTCTTGGGTTCTAGCATTACTTTCCTGGGTTCTAGCTTGACTTGTAATCAATAGCATGACCAATTCTTTCATATCATTTGCAAACTTATTTGTATCGCCATCTACCACAGTATTTTCCAAGACTGGAGGAGTAAAATCGCACCGTTTCTTATGCACGTATAAGCTTTGACGATAGTTATATCCCTTTCCACAATCACACACATATGCTTTGGCGTTTTTTTGCGATATATCGTCAACATTTGCGTCAACATTTGTAAACATTTTGTGTTTTGCAGTCAACAAATGTTTATTATAGTCATAATTGTTGCTCGTATGATAGTTGCATGTTTCACATGAATATTTATTTGCGACTTTTGCGACTTTTGCGTCAACCATTTGTAAATATAATATGTTTACAGATAAATCGCTTAAATCCTTTCCGCGCAAATATTTATAAAAAAGTGGATGCAGCCAATCGAATTTTCTCATTCCGCGAACCAAAGCATTATGCTCTCAATCCACTTTTCCAAGAAAACCGATTCTGAATGAAAGGTCGAATTGCCCAGTTTGGAACTTTTTGGATTATTATAAAAAGTTCCATTTTGAGAAAGTGCCAACTCTTTTATATTGATAGTTTTCTTGTGGGACTTCTTGAAAAGGGGATACATACTCATTTATTGATATCCCACTCATTTCCCGATAAGTGGGAAAGGCGCGTTTTTTTGTAGGAAAGTGTCCAAGACGCGCCCGAGGGGCGCTTAAAACCCTTGGATTCGCGTGTTTCACAGTGCACAGTATACCAATCTTGGACATATCATATAAGATAACCTATATGATATTATGTATTGCGATGAAAATATATATTGTTATTGTATTTTGTATTCCCCTACTTGAATAATCTCTTGATACAACCGGTTATATTCTTCAAAACTAATGTTCACGTCCGAGTTCAAGAATGCAGCATCTTGATGCAATTTATTATATTCTTGGACACTTCTGTTCACTTCTCTCACATCCGCGTTCCAGTCGCTCGGCTCGGCTACCGCTTCGGTTCGCTTCACAATTCCTGGTTTCATTTTGCGCAAATTTTCCATTTTTTCTAATATGGTTCCTTCGTAATAAATATCATTTTTGAAAATATCATGCAGTTGTTCGTTATCAATAATCAACTTATACAATTTATTTTTGTTTTCCAAATTAGAATATTGTATTTTGTTTTTAAGAGGATACAAAAGAGGCTTTAATGCGGGAAATGGATAATTCTCTATAATTAAATTCATTTTATAATCCAATTCATTCATTAAATAATGAATACATTCATCCCGCAAAGAATTGTTTATCTCATTGTTCGACTGATAATGCTTGTGATACCACAAAAGACTATAAGATAAATACAAATTGGATAAAATATCAGACATATTACCAGATATCATCTGCTTGGACTTAATTTTTCCACCCATCAATGCTATAAAATTCGCTAATATACTAAATTTAAGGGTCGCAATATCTAATCGTTGTTGTGCTGTATTATTCTTCGCAAATGGTAACGAAGTAATCGAAATCATTTTATAATAGTTTACAACAATACCCGAAACCAAATTATTCAAATTCGTTTTGAATTCAGCCAAATTGTTATCTTGAATGCTTTGAAAAATGGGAAATATATACGGATGACTTTTATTAAGCCCTTGGCCAAAAATAATAAGCCCACGTGTAAGTGTATTCGAGCCTTCCACCGTAATTCCAACCGGCGAAGAATTATAAAATTTCGTAAAAAAGTTATTGTCTCCAACACATATCGCACTACCGGCATAAATATCCATTCCATTGTTCATAATATTTCTCGCACGTTCGGTAGTTTGTTGCTTCATAATCGCAGTAATAACGGAAGGAGTCGAACCCGAATCCAAAATATGATTTGTAAAATTAACCGAAGTGTGAATAATCCAAGTATTCAAATACATATCCATGAATTTTTCTCTTACTGCTTCCATATTCCCAATATTCATATTGAATTGTTTGCGTATGTTGATATAATGCATGATAGAGTGGGTTATAAATTTAGATGAACCATTCGCGGTTGCAGGTAAACTCACTCCGCGGCCAACGGCAAGACATTCCATTAACATTTTCCACCCCTCTCCGATTTTATCTTCTCCGCCAATTATTTGACCGGGATCAATATATATAGTTCCCTTAATCGTCCCATTTGGGAACCCAGCATTGTTCGGATTATGATATGTAAGTTGTTGTAATCCAGGCTGATAACTTTCAATTAATGCGACTGAAATCCCGGTTTTTTTATTTTTTAATAATCCAGTGGGGTCTTCTATGTTGAATGCGATACCAATAAGATTTGAAACAGGTGCTAATGTAATATATCGTTTATTAAGTGTTATTTTGATTTTTATTTTTCCATCAACGCGTTCTACAATTCCCTTATCTATCTGGCCTACCGCATCACTACCATTATTTGGCCCAGTCAATCCAAAACAGGGTATCATAGTTCCATCCGCCAATTTGGGCAAAAAATATTCCTTTTGTGCTTGCGTTCCGTAATGCTGCAATAATTCTGCTGGGCCAAGCGAATTTGGAACCATTGTGGTAACCGCTAAAGATGGATTATATGACGAGATTTTGGATAGAATTCTCGACTGAGACGTAATAGATAGGCGATTACCATTATACTGCGTATCAATAATCATACTTAAAAATCCCTTTTCTCCTAATTGTTTTATTATTTTATGAATGTTTTTATTTGGATAAATATTTTCACTACCAACACTGCGTAATAAATCGTTTGTTTCAGTTTCCATATTTTTATCGGAACTCGTCGGAAATGGTTTATACAATTTATTGTAATCCACCTTTCCATTAAATAATTCTCTATCAATAGAAACACCACCTGATTTAAGAGCTATAATCTCAGTTTCGGAAATCTTGGGAATTATACTTTTAACGATGTTAAATGCTTTCCGATATGGCCAAGACATAATAATATATAACCATATTATTTCCACATTATTTTTTACATTTTTATATGCTGTAAAAAATAGTCATTTGAATGTGAGAGGACACATCACCTATATGCTATCTATTTTTATTCGGAGTCCTTCATTCTTTTCGTCTTTATGAGTATACCTTCTCTCTGAGGTTTCTGATCAAACACTGTGGTCGCGTTGTATGTCTGCCTAGACAACCTCTGTTTCATATCTCCGACCCGTTCTTTGAACTTATGTAGTGCATTCTCGTAGTCTTCATCATTGTCGAAATCGTCCTCGTCTGGCGGCGATCCGCACTCAGCAGCTAATATTTCCACGAACTTCATTTTCATGGGCAAGAAAGCTTTGTTCATCTCGTGTCCAAGATTCAAACCCGCCTTTTCAAAACCATCCATGTATTTTACAAACTCGGCTTCTCCTACAAACTGTCGTTGTTCATCCTTCTTTTTCTCCTTCACATACAAAACCCCGTTTTTGACGTCGGTGGTTTGAATGAATTTCTCTATCTGCGGCTTCTCCTCCATGCATTTCCAGAAAATGTCCATTACTCCAGCCGCAAAATTGGTCTGATCATCGGCAATCGCTCTGTAATTATTATTAAAGAACTCGGAACTGCGTTCCACAAACCGATCCGTGAAATCGTGGATAGACTCCGCATTCTTACACGTCTGTGTTAAATAGAAATTCAATGTGTTGTTGTTATTGTGGCTGTTCGTATGTGTGTCTCCGGACGCAGGTAAGGCCTTCATCACATTGATTAGCGTATCTTGGTGACTAGCCGTCATCTTTTCTTGGTTTTCTATTAAGAGTTTTATGTTATTATTTTGACTTGTAATCAATAACATGACCAATTCCTTCATATCGCTAGCGAATTTATTCATATCGCCATCTGCAGGTGGGTCTTGAAGAATATCATTGGGTTCTACAACACTATTTTCCAAGACTGGATGAGTAAAATTACATTTCTGTTTGTGATTATAAAGGCTTTGTCTATGGCTGTATGTCTTACCACATACGCAGTCAAACGTCTTCGGAACCTTTTTGGGAGTATTTGGTTCTAAATCGGCAGTATTTGTAATCATTTTGTGTTTTGCAGTCAATAAATGACGAGTAAATTGACTTAATCGGCTCGTAGTATAGTTGCATGCTTCACATGAATGTTCGTTGGAACTTTTGGAACCTTCGGAACTTATCATTTGTAAGTATTATGTAAGTATAAAATACTTACAGATAAAGTTCCTAAATCCTTTCCGCACAAATATTTGTAAAAAGTGGTTGCAGCCAATCGGATTTTCTCATTTCTCAAAACAAAGCATTATGCTCTCGATCAACTTTTCCAAGAAAACTGATTCTGGATGAAAGGTCGAGTTGTCCAGTTTGGAACTTTTTGGATTATTATAAAAAGTTCCATTTTGAGAAAGTAGCAACTCTTTTATATTGATAGTTTTCTTGTGGGATTTCTGAAAGGGGGATACATACTCATTTATCGATATCCCACTCATTTCCCGATAAGTGGGAATTGGTGTGTTTTCTGTAGGAAAGCGTCCAAGGCGCGCCCTTCGGGCGCTTGATACCCTCAAATCCACGAGTTTACAGTGCACAGTATACCAATCTTGGACATTCCTTCAAAGGATGTGTAGATACTAGAGTATATATCAATAATTTTTATTGTGTGAACGGGTTACAACGGAATAAAAATTCGACCAAATATTGTATAAAGAAATCGCCCCATATGTTACTAGAATGCTACGATTCAACCCTTTGAAACCCCTGAAAAACAGTAGGCTATTAACAAGAAGCCTGTTTAACTACAAAGATGCCTTTTTGTTAGAAAACCAGTTATCAGAAGACGAAAAGTCGATAAGAGATGTGGCGTGCAATTTTGCAAAAGCCCGGCTGTTGCCGAATGTAGTATCCTCTTTTAGACACGAAAGATTTGATAAAAATATAATGAAAGAATTGGGGAGAGTCGGGTTGCTCGGTCCGACCATAAATGGCTATGGCTGTGCAGGAGCCAATTACGTGTCGTATGGTTTAATTATGCGAGAAATCGAACGGGTGGATAGCGGCTATCGAAGTTGCGCAAGCGTTCAATCGTCATTGGTGATGTATCCGATATACAAGTTTGGATCACAAGAACAAAAGGACAAATATTTGCCGGAACTCGCCTTGGGAGAACAAATCGGCTGTTTTGGATTAACGGAACCCGACCACGGAAGCGACCCGTCTGGAATGAAAACAAATGCG